ACTACCGTTTGTTAATTCTTTTAGTGTTTTATCCCAATTATTACTACTACTAATTACTATTACTATAGGTAATATAACTACTAATGATTTAAGTATACTCAGGCTTTTAGTCATTTATGCAAACCCCGCAAAATCGGCGTGTCGCACCGTCAAATAGCCATACACCGCACCCTAAGCAACGGCATATACGAGCCTCACTTATCACCATAGCCAGCCTCCCTTAATAGAGTTACTAACTGTTCAAAGGATAGCAAGGCTACCCAATCCCCTATAGAAGCCTCACCTTGCCCGTTAAGGCGTAGTACGGCCACCTTTAGGTCTAACTCACTGCCTCTATCTTTTAACTGCTTTAACGTGGCACCAGGGCTAAAGCCGGACCTAGCCTTGACCTCCCAGTCAATACCTACAGTGCCCGTTATATCGCTACCTTGCCTGCCTGCACCTGTTGATTCGGCATAGGTAAAGCCGTTAGCTGCTAAGTATTGGGCTACTACTTTTTGCGACCTATAGCCTCGGTGTTTACGCGCCTGTGTCATTTACTTTTACTAGCTCTGTTTGAGGGACCCAGTAAGCAGTGTTACGACTGGTAGTTTTTAAATACAAATCGTCCTTGCAAAACTTAACCGGTAGCCAACCCTGAATTACAAACGGGTTAGAGCCAGTAACCAAGATAACCCTGTCGCTATCCCTATCGTTTTCTTGAATTATTAGGTGGCCAGTGTTTATCTCTGTGTGTTTAACCTCCCAGTCTGGTGCTATGTCTGGGTCATCCTTATAGCTATCCACGCTAGGGACAAAGTCGGGCACTTTAAGCCATTTAGCAGCTGCTATTTCAGCACACGCACCTAACCAATTTAGCTTTAAAATATAATCAGGCTTTAGGTGATCGCTTGCGTACTTATGCTTATAGCCTGCCTTATCTGCATTAAGCATACGAGTCATAGCCGCTTGCAAACCCATTTGTACCTCGCGCTCATTGAGCAGTATTTCAATACTCATCTGGGCCTACAATCAGCGCATAGCCATATAGACATCTCTAACGCCATAATTCCACCGGCTTTACTAGTTTGCCTGTTGCAACCGTCGCATACCTCGGTTTCATCTATTACCGCGTTGCCGTTTCTATCTACCTTTAGCGACATATTGCCAGGGTAGATAATCTCCATAGCCCCCACTAGTTAACCCAGGTAGGCGGGCACTGGTCTTTTCGGTCTTTGCTAGGGCATGACCAGCATTTGTAAGGCTTACCGGCTTTTGATATACCAGTTTTAAACTCCATATAGCCATGCTTGCAGCTGGGGACAGCCTCACCGCCTAGCGTGTCTGCCACTACTCCTACAGCTTCTTTAATAGTCCAGGCGTCTACTTGAGTAGTAACTACGCGGCCCATAAGGCTATTACTAACTGACTTAATGAGCTCTACTGTGTCCTGTATAGCTGTTAACTGTGCTTCAAAGTCTGCCTGGTCTACGGCGTAGACGTTAATTAAGTCCCCGTTAGCCATTTTAAAGTTAGCCTGTAATTTAGTATCTACGTTATTAGCCATTTAGTAATCCTTCCATTTCTGTTTGTATAGGTGCTACAGCTTCTATTTGATCTTTTAAAGCCCAAAAGTAAGTAGGGCTGGTATAAGTAGCGTCAAAGCGAGTTACCATAAGTAAACACTTTTCGCAATAGTGCCGCTTTTGATTATGGGATTTAGGGCTCTTGCTGTGTACGGTCCAGCTCGCCTGGGTAGTCGCGTTAGGGTGCCACTCGTTTTTGACTCGGCCCCATTGGATTTTGCAATAATCGCACCAGGTGCCTAAATCGGCTTTAGTTATCATTGTCAAGCCCTAATAACTTGATACGATCATAACTAGCTACTAAATGTTTTGCTACGTGCAAACCAGCGTAATAACCCTGCTCATATTCTGTCGGCACTGCGCGTTGATGTATAGCCATTATATGTAATAACTTTAATAACTCGCGTTGCTCGTCTAAGGTCATCATGCGTGAAGCCTTGACTGGCAGCTAGCGCATAGGTCGACGACTAAATCGTCGTCGCGCTCGTAGCTGTTGGTTTGTGTGAACTTGTCGCACTCCGAGCAATTCGTAACCCAGCCTATTTTTAACAAGCTGTAAAGGTGATTCATTTTACAGCCCTTAAGTAGCGTGGGTGTGTTTGCCTTAGTTGTAGCTCTTTTTTTGCTGTGTTATATCCTCGTGACCAAGCCAGTACGGCTACTCCAAAAGTAATAACGCCGTAAATAAGCAACATATAAATAAAAGCTAAATTACCTGCCATTTTTTCTAGTCCTTTCTAGTCCGGATTTTTAATTATACGCACACCTGCCCACAATTAGCCTTTAGGCGGCGTGTCGGGCTTAGGTTTAGACTTAAGGCCGTTGCCTGCTAGTACTCCACCCAGTGAGCCGGTAAGAAAAATAGCCAGGGTTTTTAGTAGGTCTATAAAAGCTGCGTCATTAGGGGCCTGAGCATTTAAAGGCTGAGTAACAAAGATAAGCGCATAAGTAATACCCAAAGTAACTAGCACAAAGCAGGCAGCTAGTGAGCCGCCGATAATTAAAATTAACCTAGCGTGAATATCCTCAGGGGCTAACCTGCGTGCTGGTCTATCCATTATACGACTGTTTAACGAGGTCTTTAGTGCAGACACCTGTAGGGATACAGGCCGGCGGTTGGCACTCTTTGAGTTTCCAGTTTTTGTACTCCTGGCAGGGATACCGGACCCAGCCGTCATAACCGCACCCAGTTAAAAGTAATGATAGGCCTAGTCCTATTGGCCATAATCTCAATTACCGGCCTAGCGGGTCTTTAGGGTTTAGGTAGCGATAAGCTACAGGTAATACAGCGGCTAAACCTGCCTTAAGCAAAAGGCTGGGGTCAGTAATGCCAGACATATAACAGGCGACCGTTGCAGCTACAAAGCTACGTAACCAGCTACCGGCGATTTGTTGAGCTACCTTTAGGCTGTGCTTATTCATCTTTAGCCAATCCGAGCTTAGCTATAAGCTCTTTTGTTTTTTTAGGGGTTAAAGCTATTTCAAAATGCATTTCATCTGCTCTTTTCCAGTCCCCGCCCCATTTACAGCCGTACTTAGCAGCTAGCGTTCTACACTTAATCATATTTTCAGGGCTAAAAGTATTTCTGTAAGTTAAAGCGTGTTTGGTCGCGTTAAGGTCTATAGCTGTGCCGCTTGAGTGATTACTCAGCTTGTCAGTGGTACCCCGTACCATGCGGAAACAGTAGCCCCAATCGTCTAGGGTGCCTTTGTCTATAGGCTCTATCGTTTCGTGAAACTCTGCCGCAAGGCCGATAAGCAACGGTGCCACCTTTTCAGCGCACCGTATTTTAAGATCAGTCCCAGGTACTTTAAAAGATTTAATGCCAATTTCTGCAGGGTCCTTACTAGCAGGCCAGCCGTTATAGCTTTTAAGCTCGGACATTAGAGCGCGGCTATCTCATCTGCACTTAGTCCCAGTGCTGCAAGTTTGGCAAGTGCTGAGGCTCTGGCTGCTATTTTGTTTTCATCTTGAATTTTTTCTTGAGCCTCAATTTCTTTTGCAAGTGCCAAAACTTCTTCATTTGTAAAAGCATTTTTTGGTGTTTGATGCCAAATTAAAGTGCTTAAATCATTGTCATCACAAGACCACTCGCAACCATTACTAATTTGCGTTAAGGCTTTTCCAAGGTAATAGGATTTCATTATATCTCCATTAGAACTAGACGAGGATTATTCCAATCAACTTGACTTGCCGTTGCAATCGATGCTTGGCATTTGTAAGTTGTGGCAGATGTTGTGGCTGGTGAATCTAAATACATAGCCGTATGCCGATAATAAACATATTTAGCATTGGTAGCATTGAAACCATCTTCAACACCAAAACGCTGGTTATACACTTGTGTTGCTGTTCTGACTAAGTTCATTTCAGCCATTGCAGTTTTGGTTGCTGCTGTGCTTTGTGTAATATATCCACCAACATAAATCAACGCTAAAATTTTGCTACTTACACTTGAAGGCGTAATTGTGGCAGTTAAATTGCTCATATCTACCATTGAACCACTTGTGGTCGAACTGCTTGTGGAAGTTGTATTTGTTACGATTTGCTTAATTGCCGCACCTGTTGCCGCTGCCCATTTCACACCTAAAGCCTCTGCGCTATCTGCCGTAAGCACGGTGTTGTTTGCGCCAATCGGAATACGCGCATCTAAAGTGCTGTAGCCCCAAATATCGCCTTTAGTGGTTAAAGGTGAGGTCGCGCCGGTTTGGACGTAATCAAAAAACGTTGCAGCGCTGGTGCTTCTAAAATAAAGCACGCCGCCCTCATATTGGTTTAGGGCTAGTGAGCCTGCAGTATTAACGGTGGCTGTACCGGCTGTAACGGTGCAGATACCGGCACCGATATTTTGTATATTGACAGTATCACCAGCTGCAAACAAAGCCGTGTTTACTGTAATAGTCGTAGCACCTGCAGCGTTCATAATTACCGTAGTGCCTGCGTCTGCAGCTGTAAGCACGTAGCTTGCAGTTTTAGCCGTAGCCTCGCCGCCGCCCATAGCGGTTTGCTGTAGGCTGGTCATTTGTGCAGCGGTTAGCACCTGCCCAGTAGTGAAAGTCTGTTTAGCCATTAGTTACCCTTCATAGTGTTTAGTATGATAGCACCGAGCTATCCAAAATCCCGTAAAGCGCGTTATTTAAAATAAAACTATCTATAATTGGCTCAATAGTTACAAAAGTCGTAGCCCAGCGCGTAGGGGTTATATTGTAACTAACGCCGAAAATCTGCAAAGTTTTATTTAAAGTGCTAGTGCCTACGCTGTTTGGCTGGGTTGATTTAACGGTAATAGTGTCAAAGTAATCTAAAGCTAGAGCTGCGACTATTCCAGCGTCATAGCCAACAGTATTCAGGTCCAACAGGGTAACGCTGTCGCACCTTACGCTAGTTTCCTGCCTAGAGGCTACGTAGGCCTGAGCGTAGTTTAAAGCTTCGCCTGTAGTCTGCATAAGTAAATCAGTTTTGTTATAGCTGTGTAAAAAATACTTATCTATGCTGGGTTGATTTATGGCCGTCTGCGTGGCTAGGCCTGTAGCCGTAATAGAAGCACTGTTATAGACCAGTGAGTCATCTAGTACCCAGCGTACGTTTTGGTATTGGATACCTGTCCCGTCATCTGCAAAAGTCGTACTAGCCCCACCGATACTGCTAGAGGTTAAAGCTCGATCTTGGAAAACGACATTACCGTAAGCGTCCATATAAACCGCGCCGTACTCGCTTAGCTCTACAGTTTGCAAAGCATTTAGAGCAGTCCTAGAGGTGCCAGGGTCGGCTTGCAACGTTGTTAGCCCTGGGTCTACGTCGCGCATAGAGCTAGGCCAGCCGATCTGATCTAAAATCTTGTTAACTCGTGTGCCCGATAACTGCCCAGCGGTAGCACCCGTAACAGTTGATACGGTGCCCATATTAAGCAATCTAAAGCCGTCTACAGCCGTTAGGGTCGTATAACTGACCTCACCTACTACCTGGGCCTGAGTAAAGTTATAGCCGGTTATATAGCCTGCAAACAGGGGATAAATAAGGCCGGTGTTATTGTCTGTAGCATTTAAAGTAACTTTACGTAAAGGACTTAAAAGGCCTGCGTAGGGGCTGCTCAAGTTTTCAGGGTTAAAGTCGCCGTTGACGTCGGCAATACGTATAGAGGCAGTACCGGCCTGAAATTGGTCAGCGTTAGCGTTACGGCCACGCTGCACGCTTACTGCCTGCACCTGGTTAGACACGTCAACAATAACGCTAGCTGCGTCTGCCAACACGTTAAAGTCTAGTAAACCCTCATCAAGCAAAAAAGCAGCACCGAAACTAGCACCGGTACTAAAGTTAATAATGCAGTTAAGGGTAGGTGCTGCCATTATGGACCTTGACCGGCTCTAAAAAACGTGTTACCGCTGGTGTTAAGTGCCTGTAAGGCTGTCTGTATTTTAGCCTCAAACTCTTGTTCTGTGCCTACGTTTATACCGCCGTTAAGGTTAACTGTAACGTTAGGGGCACCTGGTAAAAAATTAGGGGTCTGGCCGGCTGGTACTGCTTGCATACCGCCACCAGTGAATAGATCAGCACCTACGCTAGGCAGGCTAGGCACGTTAGATACACCAGGACCAGGTAGGAAGCTAGGTGTTTGACCGGCTGGGATAGCAGGTGTTGCAAGGCTTATAGCTGCAGCTGTTGACGGGCTTAATCTACTTAACGCTTCTATTTTAGCCCTAGCGTCTGCCAATATCTCGGCGTTAGATTTTTTGCTTTCGTCTAATACTAATTTAAGTCTAGCAATTTCAGCTAACGTAGCAGCACGCTTGGCAGCTTCTAACTCGTCTAAAGCTCTTATATCGTCGTTTTTGTCGTCGGTCTTTAGAGCTTGCAAGGCTTTTACTCTAGCCTCGTCCTCTTTAGATAGTTTGCTTTGTAATGCAGCTGCTAGCTGTATCGCGTCCATATCAAACATACGGGATAACTTTTCATTAGCAGTTTGAGCCTTACTTAAACTTAATATTTTTGTACGGTCGGCTATTTCAACCTTACGAGCTTTAGCGGCCTTAGCAGCTGCCTGCTCTGCCACTCTAGGGCTTTGTCGGTTAGTGCCTGTATTTTCGCGTGCAACTACACCGCGCCCAAAATCGGACAATCCACCAAACACGCCGCCGCGAGCTGTACCTGGTACTAGCGGCGTAGTGCCTAATTTAAAAATAGCAGCTAACAATTTAAAGCCAGGGTTATTTACTATTTGGTCAGTTAACGCGGCTATACCTGTAATAGCAAAAGCGGTATTATCTGCTAGCCGTTGCATGGCTGTAGCGGTATCGTCTAGGCCAGTATCCTCGCCTAATCTAGCTACTGCGTCTACTAAAGCCACGCCTATAGTTTCGCTGGCCTCAGCTGCCGCTATTTGTAATTTAGCTAATTGCCCTGCGTAAGTTTCCGCTGCAACTGCCGCGCTACCTGCAAAAAGTGCAGTTAATTTAGTTTGTATTTCTTCAAAGCTGCTAGTAGCTAATTCAGCTTTAGATAAGCCAACACCTAAACGGCCTAAAGCTGTGTTTTGTCCCAGGTAGGCCTTGCTCAAACTTTGAGCCACTTGGTCTACTGACCTACCAGTAGAGGCGGCAATATCTAAGCTAAGTGCTAGTAATTGCTGGGCTTTGCCTAAATCATTTGTTGACCTAATTAGGCGACCAAACGCCGGCCTTAAAAGGTCTTCCGACACACCTGTCGCTCTTTGTAGGCTGTCCACATAGGCATTAACACCAGTAGAAGCAAACGCTAAGCCTAAGTTATCTAAACTTTTATTAAGGACTGCTACGGCTTTAGCTTCTTCTAGGGCTGCCGTTACTGCCTTTTTTGTAAATACTGTTACTGCTGTAGTAGCTGCAGCAAAAGATAATTTAGAAGCTAGCCCCATAGATTTAAAAGATTTTTCTAAACCGCTTAAACCTTTAGTAGCTTGCTTAGTGCCTTTGTTATTGTAGCTAACAATTATGGGGACTTTAATAACCATTAGCTAGCCAACTTTCGATTAACTGCAGCTTGAGCCTTTTCTATAGCTGCATTACTTTTGGCGACTATTTCTGTGCGGTTATCCTCTACCGCTTTGTAAGCTATACGGCCTTGCTTACCGCGTGCGGTAATTCCTGACTGAGCTTCAATAGCTTTAATAAACCTAGCCCCCTGGGCAGTTCTGCCCTGTGGATTTTTACGGCCTGCTGTTTCATATATTGCGCCTGCAGGGTTAGAGTTAATAAGTAAATAAGCCTTGCTAGTCCAGGTGCCGCGCTTACGCGCTCTGTCTATCTTTGTGCGTATTCCAATTTTTACGGGTTTGGCTGCAAAAGTAAGCCTGTCCCACTTGCCGGCTTTTATAGGCTTAGCCCAACCGCTTAAAGGTGTAACGGTAGGGGCTAATTGCCTTGCGTCTACCTGGGCTATTTTTAAAGCCTGGTAAATTGTTTTATTCATTTCTTTTAATGCGTCGGGGTCAAATTGGCGTAAAGCTCTAACCGTTTCATCTAGTCCTACGATTTTTGCTGTAGCCACGCTTTGCCGCCTCGTTTCTGTCTTTTAATACTTTATAGACTGCCGCCAACATCTCCGGCGACATTTCTACAAACTCTTTAGGTGCTATGCCAGTTTCAACCGCTAACGCTGCGATCTGGTAGGTGAGTAGTTGCCTATCACCTAACCAGCTAAAGGGTCGCTATCTAGCACCTCTACTGCCTTTAGGGTGTTTAGAAAAGCCTCACCAAACAAAGCTACAGTCTGCCCGCTGCGTTTAATCGCTAGCCAACATAAGTAGTAAACGTCGGTTTGTTTTTCTTGCTCCCTAAAACACTTATTTATACCCATTTTTGCGTAGGCTTCAAACTCTACTTCGATAGCCGGGGTAATGTCGTATTCCTCTACTACCCCGGTATCTCTAGTAATTTTCAACCTTGCCATTTTCTAGCCCTCTTTTCTTATTAGCTTACTGCTGGAAATGGTGCTGTCTGTGCTGTAATGTCAAAAGTAAAGTCAAGCTGAGCTACTTCACCGTTGGCACCGTTAATAGGTGTGTAACCGTTTACAAAGCAAGAGCCTTTGTAGACTGGGTTAGTAGCACTTGCAGTAGGACCGCTTGCGCCAATTTCAAACGCTGCAGACGTGCCGCTGAGGCTGTCTAGCACTGCACGTGTTGAACCTGCCCCGATAGCTGCTTGGTCAATATAAAGGCTGCCGCTAAGGGTTGAAGCCGTCAAACCTTTAAGATATTTTCTGGAAGCATCTCCCATAGCCGTGATATCGAGCTGATCAAAGGCTACGTTAATGCTAGCTGAGATAACTACGCTTGACATATCATAAGTACCTAGTTTTAGGTAAGTATTATTTGTAAAATAAATTGCCATTATTCCTGCACTTCCTTTACTTTAGTAGGGGTTGGGCTTACTGAGGTTTGCTCTAAAGCACCAATTTTTAGCAAGTGTGGTAAGTCCCACCCTTCTAAATCTGTATCGTTAACGGTACCGCCTAAGCCAACGCCGGCGATTTCGTTATCTATCATTACTTTGTAATTAGCCATAGTTAACTCCAACTACTTATTATCTCAAGTCCGGCTTCACTTTGAAGCAGGTTTCCAGACGGGGTTTCTAGTATTGCAGGGGCACTAAAACTAGTTATATTTATTGTTAAGTTACTAGCTGCTAGCTTTGTCATAACAGCTAAATAAAAGTCCTCTAGCTGTGTTTGGTTGCCTAAATTATCCATAAGCGGCACTAGCAAAAATAACTTAAAACGTACCGTCGGGGCTATAGCTGTTTTAACGTTACTGTTAACCAAAATATAAGGGTCGTCATTGGCAATAACTAGCGAGTTGGCCTGAGGGATTTCTGGGATATGGTTAAAAACTGACCAGAC